GCGTGATTGGGCTAATCCTAATGCTGTTATAGAAGTAGACAGTTCACAGGGAGAACCGCATTATCCATCTCCTACGCCATTGGCGTCTGAGTTTTACAGGCTTATACAGACAGCTGAGCATTATATTGATTTTACATTTGGTCTTCCAGAGTTAATGCATGGTTTTGCTGAAGATGCTCCTGAAACTGTACGCGGTACTGAAAAGATGATATCGCTTGGCGCTGAACGGCCTAAATCTAAACTAAGAGATATTGAGTTTGGTATTAGCAGGCTTGGAAGAGTAATGTATGGACTTGGCAAGAGTCATTACTCATATCAGAAAATGTTCAGGCTGGCACAGCCTAATAATGATTTGTCAGAGGTTACGGTTAATTTATACGATGATGTCAGCGGTACGCTAATGGATATAGCAAAAGACAAATATAATGTTAATCAGCATGATGTAACTATAGCTCCCGGGTCTACATTGCCAACAAGTAAATGGGCTGAGTATAATGTTTATTTGGAAGCGTTTCAGTTGGGTATTGTAGATAAGGAAGAAGTTTTGAAGAAAAATCCAGAGATATTCGATAAAGAAGGAATTTTACAGAGAACTGGAGAAATACAACAATTACAAGGCATGGTACAGCAATTAGAAGGCCAAGTCAAAAATTTGCAAGGTGACTTGCAGACCGCTCAGAGAGAGTCGGTGGCAGATAGAAAGAGGGTTGAAGTTGAGAAATTTAAATCCAAGCTTTCTAATGTCGAATCAGATGCTAAAGCAACTAACAAAGTGCAGGCTGAGAAGCTTGCCGGAGCAGTGAAGCTCGCGGCTGAGAAATCCAAAAATATGATGGGTTCTGCTCTAGAAGCTGGCGAGACATTGTAGAAAGGAATAATAATGGAACAAGCTGAAGCAATACAACCTACCGATGAACAAGTAATTGATGATGTTCTAGGTAGTAGTGACGGTATGTCTGATACCTTTTTTGAGGATGATGCCACACAACAGGAAGAAGATGTTCTGGGATTTAATGAAGTTCCAGAAACTAATGCTCAAGATTTGACTTCGCAACAGAATACAGATTGGGAATCGGAAGCACGTAAGTTCCAAGGGCTTTATGATAGAGCTCAGTCTGAAAATGACAAATATAAAGATGTCATGACTTCTTTAGCGGAGAAGCAACTTCGAGAGCAGGGTAATAGTGATGGCGTCAATCAGATGAGTAATTCAGAACCTTCGCTTTCCGAGGATGAATTTAATCCTTGGGATGCCTACTATAAACCGGATTCAGCTTCATATAAGTACAGAGTAGCGCAAGAACAGCGTTCTGTCAGTGAAGCAGTTAATAGTCAACTTGGTCAGATGAATGAGCAAATTATGATTAATAACACGGTTAATGAATTGCGTGGGAAATATAAACTGAACGATAGTGAGGTTAATGAATTCATGGAATTTGCTACAAGACCTACGGAAAAGCTGTCACTTGACACTTTAGTCAAGGTATGGCGCTCTTCCAATAGTAATGTAAAAAGACCTGAAGTACGCAATTCGGTAGAGGCTGCGAAAGCAGCCAAACAAGCACCACGCAGTCCGGGCGCTTTACAAGGAGCTCCGCCAGCAGTCAAGAATGAATTTGATGAGCTGTGGGAGGGAGTAAAGAAAGCCGGAGGCATGGGAAGCAGATTACCTTAATTAATAAAGAGAGGAAGATAAAATGGCTACAAGTGCAGCTGGTTATGTCCGAGGACAATTAGCCAGTACAGATGTCTCAACTACTGCCGGTAATAGTCATGCGTCCGCACATGGGGCAACCCCCGATAATCGGCGAATGTATGACTTTAGCGATAGAGTTGCAGAGTTAGCACCAGAAGAGTCTCCTTTCTTTGTATACCTGAGTAAAATAGCAAAAGTACCCACCAGTGACCCAGTATTTAGGTTTCTGGAAAACCGTAGTAAGATTGATTGGACTAATCGTGTACTCTATGCCGATAGCGCTTTAGGCTCTGTCTCAGCTGGAGTATCTGGTGTAATTAATTTTGATGACGGTTCTGGAGCCAATGTTGATTGGCTGGTTGCGGGTATGGTTGTTGCTGTTGAAGTGGTTGACGGTAAGTCTCATGCGGTATTCCGTATTGATTCTGTTAGTGTTAACTCAACTGAGACAGTATGCGATGTCACATGTATGAGCGTTGGTAACTCCTCTGAGAGTGGTTACAATGCTGTTGCAGATGGTGATAAAGCACAGGTTATTGGTACTGCGTACGCTGAAGGTTCAGGTTCGCCAGATGTCTGGTCTAGGGCACTAGAAGACGATTTTGGTTACACCCAAATCTTTAAGACGGCAGCAGAAATGACCAATACGTCAATCGCTACTAATTATAGAGGGTATGCAAACGAATGGCAGAGAATCTGGAACCTTAAACTAAGAGAGCATAAGGTCGACATAGAAAGAGCGATGTTATTTGGACAACGCGGTCGGTCAGGAGGAATTCAAACCACAGAAGGTCTGGCAGGACATATTATTGTTGCTCGCCAAGCACAGACACCGGGGTCTATTTCATATAGCTCTGGTTCACCTTATTTTGCAGCGGCGGCTTCTACAAGTATGACTTATGATACTTTCTTAAGTGATTTTGAAATACTGTTTGACCCAGCACGCGGAGGAAGTAATAATAAACTTGCTCTTGCTGGTCTACCTGTTATTTCTTATCTAAACAAGGTTGGTAACAATAGCTTTATTGATGTGTCAATTGGAGACCCTGACGATGTTTCTACACGTTATAATTTCCAAGCGTCACAGCGTGAAGGTTCTTTTGGACACAGTATCATGCAGTTAAATACTGTTCATGGTGATTTGTCTATTGTTCGTGAGCCGTTGTTCCGTAGTATGTCAGCAGGATTTTTACTGTTGGCAGATATGAGTCAACTAGCTTACAGGCCTTTGGTGGGTAACGGCTTAAACCGTGATACCCATGTAATTACTAACGTACAGCAAGCAGATGAAGACCTTCGGAAAGATATGATTCTTACTGAAAGTGGTCTGGAAGTAACAATTCCAGAAACTCATATGCTGTATTCATTTACTGACTTAAACTAGGAGGGATTGAATAATGCGTAGTGATTATTTAGAGAAAAATAGTGGTGTATCTGATGTAAAGAAAAAAATACGGCATATTAATGCCGCTATTACACTAACAGCAGAAGATTCTGGAAGTGTTTTTCTTATAAATCAGGGAGCAGCTTATGCCATAACATTGCCAGAATGTGCTACTGAGGATAATAAATTAATGGGCTGGAATGCCGAATTTATTCTTGATACAGCAGATTCTAATGCAGTAACTGTACAGGTTACTGATGATGATGGTGATAATATGGTTGGTCTAGGTATAGATATGGAAGGTAGTACAGGAACAGAATCTACTGGTTTTGATGTACTAACTTTTATTAGTGGCGCAACAAAAGGCGATAGAGCTTCTATTGTCTGTAGTGGCGATTACTATTATATATTTAGCGTAGCGGCCGATAAAGCACACATTACATATGGCTAATCTTAAGTTTGAGGGGTAATAGCTCAATATACAGATTGAAAACAGTGGGGCGGGTCTATACCCGCCTCACTTAAAAGTAAGGAAAGAAAATGGCAGTATATAATTCATCAAATGTTAAAACAAAAGTTTTTATTCATAATGCCAATGAGGGAACTCAATCAAGTTCTGCTGGTAATATGGCGAAAGATATATATGATTATATCGTAACTCTAGATAGTACAAATAATGCTGTACTATCAATAACGCATTGTCGTCTGAATGGCGATAGAATTTTAACGCTTGTTGTAGGCGGTTCTTAATGGTTAAGGATTGTATACATTGCAATGAACCAAATCCTGACGGTTGGTTTAATTGCCGTTCATGTGGAGAGCGTTCTTCAGAACCTATGTATACAACTCAACTTATATTGAGAGATGGTTCTTGGGCCACTGCAATACGCAAAGACAAGGTTGATTTCAATACTATTAGTATGGATGATAGTATTAAATCAATGGAAAATAATATGAAAAAAGAAAATGCTAAGAAATGGGATGCAAGAGTAAAAAAAGCATGGAGACAAGGAGGCTGATATGCCGCAAGGTAAAGGAACTTATGGAAGTAAGGTTGGAAGGCCTTCTAGTAAAGCAAAAGGTTATAAAAAAGGCGGAGTTGTAAAACGTGGAAAAAAGCGTGGAAAAAAACGGTAGCTCAGCTTGGC